ATTAAAGTAAAGTGAATTAAATTTGGCCCGAAACGCCAGTAAGGGTTAATATAATATATAATGAGAGACAGAGGCTCACATGGGTTGTCCATATCTCTCGACAATATCTCCACTTTATTGTGGTATGTGTAATGTAGCTAAAAGCAACAATAAAATTTTATTTTAAAAATAGTTTGAATCGTTAAAATGTATGTTGAAAGACAGAGGCTCACATGGGTTGTCCATATCTCTCAACTCTATTCAATTATTGGGATTTATATGCTTCTGCTTCAGTTAAAGTAGGAACACTTTTATTAGGGGGATAACCAACATTACCAGTTAAGTTAATGGGTATGTAGCCTATCAAAACGTCATTGAAGTTAATAACTGAGAGATAGCGCGCAGTTTCCGATTCATCAGGAGTTTCCAATCTAAATTCAACCGAAGCATCTGCATCGAGTAAAGTTGCATTTAGGAAAGTTGGGGTCTCTTCATCCGTAGAACGGAAAACCAAAAGGCGCGCTTTTAAAGTAAAAGGTTGTTCAAAAGTGATGACGCCTTGATTAGGTATAGTTATAGTCTTGAGGTTAGCAGAAATAATTGCCTCAGCAGACTTCACTGTTAAACAAGGGACTGGAGCTGCCTGAGGCGAAAATCCCGAAGCAGGTGCAATCACATCAAAAGCGACATACATAGATGGTTTCAAATTGGTCTGCTCAAAAGTAAAATTTGGAACACCTGTCAACATACGAAGAGTAGACCCACCTGTCCAATATGACGCATCAATGTTTAATTGGTTGTTAACAGCGGGATCATTATAATACCTATAAACAAGATTGCGAGGCAACAGCCAAATCCTGTCACCCTCCGCATTCGTTGCGATAAATTGAGTTGCTGACTTATACGCAACACCTGGAGTTGTGGAAGGAACAATAAAGTTAGTCAAACCAAATGCTCCTTTGAAATTGCCACTTCCATTATTGACAATGGTAGTGGTAGTGTATTTCACTGGTTCGTCTTGAATAGGAAGTACGTTAGAGGAGTCTGCCAACAGAGCTACTTGGGGTGGGCCTAACATATACATAAATCGAAAGTCATCTGAAGCCGCTCGAAAAAGAACTGGCTTAACAAGAGGGTTTGGCGTCTCAACCCCATTTCTGGGCATAAAAGTAACCAAGGGTGTAGGATAATTAGATTCTTCGACTTGATTTGCTGTTTGATTTGCTGTCAAAACAGGAGTAATGTGAGTTAGATTATAATACGGTATTTCAACATCTATAATTCCTTCAATAGATGGCTTAGAAATAGCGTTAGCAAACGGAGATGCTAACAATTGAGGAGGTATAGTGTTGGGGGCTACAACTTGTGCTCGCGGGATGACTTCCTCAGGATAAAAATTGTTCAACGCTGTGCGCATTAATATGCGCCAAGTATTGACATAGCGAGAATCTGAATTCCCTGGATCGAGTGATAATCTCATACCGCCGCGATAAAAAGCATATAGATATGAAAAATAATCAATGTAATCAAAAAGAACCAATTGCGCAGCAGCTGCTATCGGATCTTTAAAATCGAAAGGGGCAGCTATGATGGCTGAATTAGCTGGAGCAATTCCAGGATCGTAAAAGGGTCCGAATCGCCGCATGAGGGCAGAAATAGATAGAATGACTTCCCCTGTGCACAATGCACTTGCAGTCAATTCAGTTTTAGGTGTCGATCTATTCATATTCCCATCCGTAGAGTAAATAGCCGCAGCGCGATCAGTACCTTCGTCCATCGAAAAACTTTGTGAACCAACGGGCACAGGTGAGTAAGGGTAAATAGAAGGGGCTGTGGGGTTTGCAAAAGTCAAATCATCAGCCCCTGAAATCCACACGGCTATCTCCAGTGATTGCGAAATAGCAGCTGGAGCTACCAACGGAATGAAGACATCTACAACTAGCATACCAGAAGCCCAATTTTGTTTAGCAATGGTGGCCGCTGCAGATCCATAGGGATTCACACAAGCCAAATAGGGCCGAGTAGATGCATATGGCACCACGAACGAGAATTCAGTTAACTCTCTGAGATCATATGTTTGTTGATAGCAACGTTCCAATTGAAATTGAGGGGCGTAATCGCTCTTCTCAGGGTCTGTGCTATTTGGTATCCCGGGTGCAGCATCATATATCCCTGGAAGAAATGAAACTCTCAAGGTACCCGAATGAAAGCAAGTTTTGGCCACTGTGAAATTGTATTTTATTCCACCTCGCCACTGACCAAAAGCTGAAGCCGTATAGCCAATAAAAGTTGAGTCAAGAACTCCGCCCGGTTGATTTGATGATGGAACAAATTTAAGTGGGTGAACCAAATCAGAGAACACAATAAAATTCTCACCGTACTGTCCGTTAGCTTGGCGTGTCTTCACAGTGAAAGTTTTATAGTAGGTGGGTGCTTTCACGAGAGTGGAGATGAGCATCTCGTCAGCAGTAGTACCTGCAGGAGCGGCCATAGCAGCCAATTCATTATCAGCGGCTAAAGCCATTTTATGACCCATAAATTCACCATTATAATTAGCCATATAAGAGTTTGTACGCAAAGACGTTCGATGAATTGAACATGTTTGTGAGGGTTTAGACAACCCTACTAATTCCAGAACATTTGCTGCCGTGCGTGATAAATAAGAGGGCTTTAGCGATGCTTGTTTTACTGCACCGATAACAGCACCAACGTCTAAACCTCCGCCTTTTGTCAGAGGCTCACTATCAGAAGGATGTTTAGCTTTTTCTTCGATTTGAGAAGTCGATTGAGATAAAACAGGAACCGCAGAAGTCGCAAAAACAGGTTGAGGATTCTCCATCCACATCTGTATACGAATCCCAACGTTAGCAGTATCGGTAGCAGCAAGTTGCAGAAGGGGGGTAAGAAATAATCTTCCATAGTTCCCTTGATTAGTTGCAATATTGTAGTAAACATGCTGATTAACATAAGGAATATCAATAGTCTGTTCGGTTCCTCCTTCACAATTGATAACGATATGACCGCAACCTGATTTCCCTGCTAGAGATTGCTGAACCATATTAGCTTTAACTTTGATATTATCGTAGTTAGGTATCCAATATAACATCAGGGCACCCTGTTGAAATTTTTGTGCATTGATCATGATTTTTGCACGAATGGTGCCTTTGAGACCCAAAAAACCCCGCAGTTTTTCGCGAACCATGTGATTCTTGAAAAATACGTCTGGCAAAGAAATACCGGTAGGAATCAATTCTGTTCCCGCAATGGAGTTTTTTGACCATTCTGCCTTAAGTACATCAAAAGGCCGTTTTAAGAAATCAGTTAAATTATGAACTCTATCGTCCAAAGAAAGTCCTTCAGCACCTTCCACTTCGGAAATAGATGGGAGTACAGATGTTTCACCCGCTATTCCTTGACGAAAATACGTCATTACTTGTTGTGTGTCAATATTTAAATTTTCTTTTTCCATATTGTGTTAGCTATTAGCCGAGGCGTTCGCTCATTACATTTTAAAACTTAGACCGAAAGCCCACGGGCTTATGTGCCACTGTAACTAAACGCCAGGGCCGTATTCGGAATTTATATTACTTTGAATTACTTACTAAATTAAAATTGATCAAAGTCTAAACTTTTCTCACACACTCGCGCAAATTGGGTCTCAAAGTCAGGGATTTTAACCATATCTTTCCCAAGCAACTCTTTGTCCTCAAAACCTTGCACGAATATGGACCAATTTTCATATTCTCTCTCACCATGAAGAACCATTTCTTCAAGTGTCCCTTTAATCTCATCAGCTAGGATTTTCTTTTGGGCATTTTCATCGCCTTTACGGACCCACATGAATATCTCCTTAACGGTGTCGATATCCAAGGGTGCCACCCAACGCCTAGACAGAATATTAACGCGCTTAAAACTGGGTTTAAGAAAATTTATATCATCGATAAAACGCCCTGAAACTAACTCAGAGCACTTGCTCTCGTCAGTATAGGTCAAACCATAACATGCCAATTGTTTGCTAATTGTTTGCATGTTAAACCATTTAAAAATATTAGGATTGATATTAGCAGCGTTGTCATCGCCATAAGAAATAAAATGAACATCATCCTCGAAATCAAAGATATCTCGTTGTATCTCATCTACACGAGAGAAGATATCAGCGTACGCCATGCGGAAAACAACACTATTGAATAAAACATTTATAATGGTCGTGAAAGGATTTCCACTGGGCTGACTGTTGAAAAGTCTGAACACGCATCCATTGCGGCCAATGACCATAGAACGGGTTAAACACTTCCACAAATTTCTACGAATGGTTTTCTCTTCCTCGGTGGCACCATATTTATCGTAAAAGGCCTGTACAATATTCAAAATCTCTTCCATAATTTGATTGCTCAAAGACCCATCAAAATTGGTATAATCGCCTGCTATACAATATGGCCCATCCCAATGAGACAAATAATTGGCCAATGTTTCCCATTCCCGGGAATAGTAATTTATCCCTAAAGCGCTTTCGTTATACAATCGATTCTCCATTACAAACGATAAAAAGCGCATAAAATACATACGGAAAACTATGGTGAAATGCATTGGCCCGGCGCAAAAAACTCTCGTTTTATAATTCTCTACTTTTTCAGCCGATCGTAACTCATCTTTCAAAGTGGCGACGAAATAAACGGGTGGGATCTCATGTTTACATTGCTCAATCAAATCAATGCAATCTCTCTCAAGTTCACCCCAAAGTGGCCCATCACATTTACATTCTTTGCCAACCCAGGGTTTCTTCCCGAAATTCAAACCCTGTGCCGTATACTTATACCCAGGAGACTTTTTAGAATTGATGGATGAAATAGTTCCGTCGCCGGGTATACCCTGCACACTTTGCCGAATTGTCAAAATCATCGGATTATTTTCTACTAAACTTCCATCAATAACGTGCTCAACGTCAGTGTTAAGATCCATTTGCACGTGACAAACAAATCCAACAACACCCAAGTGCAGATATTTCCGAAAGATCGCTCCCTCTTCCTGACTCAGTGCAACATTTCGCATCGTGTACTCATAGATGTCCTTGGGAGTTTTGCATTTTCTATTTTCCAAGCACTGAAAAATCATATTTCTACGACGCACCTCACTACAGATGTCAGCATACGTGCCAAACTCATCTGAAGCAAAATTTTGACTCAAAGCCTTTTCATATGGACATATGCTATTTGGTCCCATTCTAAGAAATTTTTGCTGCGTCGCGCGAACAGCGGCTACAATCTTCCTAGGTTCGATATATGGTAACTTGAGAGAGGTCTTTTCCAACCCCTTCATCAAAGGGTCGTGTAAAACGCCACCTCGCGCCAACCACACATTGTAAAGGGCTCGAGTCAAAGGGACACTACCCTCCATGTTTTCGTACACAAGATTCCCTTTCTTATTATAATAAATCTTGCACTCAGGTGGGTTAACAAATGTCGTTCGTAGTATGGCTATTTTCTTCTGAACGCCCTTTGGGAACATCCTCTCAACTGTATATGGTTTCTTCCTGTACGTTTCTGTTATTTTAACGCGAGCAACGTACTTTTCTTCCAATTGCTCCAAATGAGTTTGCACCACGCTTGGCCTGATGCTCGTTTTAAGTGGTTGCATTGGTACTTTCCCATCCAAGCGCCCTATATAGTGAAAATCACCACGTGGCACATTTGGAACGAAGCCATCTACATCCTCAACGGTTAAAGCTTCTAGCTCAGGTTGAGCAAAGCTTTCTGACGGGCAACAAGACAAACGCGATATTGCTTCTACCAAATCTTCATAAGTAATTGGCACACTATTCGCCCGGCCTTGAGTTTTATCACCAGCAACGTGTATGCCAACTAAATTGCGTTGCAATTGAGCGCTTTCCACATACAATACCATTCCGCAATCACCCTGTCGCGTATCGGCTTTGTAATTATATCGATCTCGAATCAAACTTTGAAAATACACTGGGGCATTCTCAGGTCCAGCGCTCGCAAGACCAACCAAATCATTAGTAGCTGCGCCACGCATGCTGTCGGTATTAATATACCTAAATTTATTAATAGGAGTAACGTCAACACATGGTATAGACGTACAATAACACTCATCGCTAGAACTTGTGAATCTCTGCCCAATCAAATAACCACTTAACCCAGGATCGTTCAACTTGCCAAAATCCTCGCGCGTTATAAACTTATTTAACATAGTGGAACAACTGTAACCTGACATATTTTTAACGCCAACGACAACTGCATCTTTGTGAAAGGGATTTGGGTCATCTAGAAAAGCCCGAGAGATTATTTGGGCATAATCCAAAAGGTCTTCCACCTTGCACGTAATTTTATTGGGCGACGTTTTCTTTGATCTTTCTAATGTTGTAGGGCCCCGTATAAAAGACACAGTGTCCTCTTCATCTATATTGCCAATCTTCAACTGATATTTCAACATAAGCATATAATGGTGAGGCATTAAAAACTTCCTATCATCAATAAAAAAAATATTTCCAAAATCATATTTCTTATTTTTCTTTTGCGAATGAATACGCAATATAAAACTATTTTGTGGTATAATATAATCAAGACTTTGTTCTGTTATCTGACACGATTCGAGTTTGACCAAAAACAAAGGGGTCGATAACTCCGGTGTTTCTACCTTAAGCCCATCAGCATACGTGGAGCAGGGAAAATTCAACTGAGCAGCTAAAGCTCGAACTTCCTTTTCATCAAATGAATGAGACGGTACGTATGTAACACATTTTCCATTTTTTTGCGAACGCGCCGAGGCACCGGAAGAATATGACGCTGCCATACTCTGACTTTGAATAACGTCATAGCCACAAAACTCAAACAAAAAATGGAGATCGGAACCCGATAAGGGAATTTGCTCCCTAGATATGCTAATAGGCGGGTTAACGCCAAACAGCCGTTTTAGCCAATTTTTCCCCTTGTTCTGTTTGGCAGTCTGCTCACGACAAATCTCCAAAGCTTCTTTGATCTCAGGTTTGTTAAAATGTTCCGTCAGACGCTTGAAACCATAGAAAATGGATGCAGCAACTACGACACCATATGTAACGACACCAGCCCACTTAAGAGCTTTAACTACGTCCATATCGCGCACCGAAGTTGCAATGCGCTCATAGTTGCTCTTACACTGTGACCACATTAACTGCCACCGCGTTTGAATCTCCTCAACTTCAACATCTCTGCTCATAAATTCCTGGAGTATATCCTCAAAGTTCGGCCATCTAGCCAAATATGAATTTAACAAATCACGCATTGCCGGTTGTCGGACGTTATGCAATGCGTCAAAGTTCGCTGCTGCAAAGGTAACTGCAAAATTCAACTCATCATCTGGCGCTTCAAAAAAACCGTCCTCTTCACCAAAATCGTGGACCATTTGGGATCGAACATAGTCCGGCACATCTACCACTCCCTGTTTCATATGTACAAGTGATGTTGAATGAAACCACTTAGTTTGTTCAAGCATATGCTCACCACGCGTAACTCGAGACGTATACACACGCTCAATTTCATTTAAAAAATCATTCCAAGATAGTGGCTGACCAACAATCTCACCGGTCTTAACGTCCAGCTTTCTAAAGAAATAAATGTCATAGTTCATATACTGAACTTGCCCATTTGGTAATAATCTCTCGTCCCCTTTCATCCTTTCGAATTGCTCGTCTGTGTATGTCTCAAGCAAGTGTGCTTCATCTAACATGATAGGAGCAATATTCTTACAAGGTTTAATGCGAAAGCGAGTTAGATATGGGTCGACAGAATGCTGATCGTAAAGGCCCTCCCGCTCGAGCTGCGTTCTTTGACTCGGAGATATGTACTTCCGATAAGGCGGCAGAATGCCAACCGCATAACTCGCATCTGTCAATCTATTAGCCGTTGCGTAAGGAAAATTCATGCTGCCTAAAGAGCGCGTAACATTCTTACAATTAGTTGTCATAATAACGACTTGAGAATTAAAACATCTGCCTTTTTCTGGCAGGTGTGCCATAGGCAATGGAAAGGGAACGTTGTTTTTAATCTTAATCAATTCTCCAGCTTCCAAATTTGGATTACTTTCTGTGTCTTTGCGACTCAAGAAATCATCGATAACCAATGTGTGTTGATTAGTATACCCATCGTAATGTGCCTGATCGCAATTTCGAACGTAAACACTCCCTACAGCAGGTTGTTCCACTCCTTTAACAACAGCGTGTATTTTCGCGCAAAAGCTAGCCAAACCTGTTATTAAAGACGACTTACCAACTCCACTAGATCCATACAACAAAATAGTTGTAGGCGGATTTCGTATAGTACCCTCCAATGATTCTGTGCCAAGATCGTCCAACTTTTTATGTAATTTATCAACCCAAAAGCGCACTATTGCAGCCTTTGCACGATCTAAACGATCACACGTATTAATCAAGTCGAGTCCCACATTATATTGCAAACGAACTTTGTCAACATATTTTAGACGGTCTTCCATAGAAGCTTGATGATTATATCCCTCCTTAAATAAAGCATTGTTAAAACCTAACCATTTGTCAATCTGCAAACCTATGGTATGTTTCGTAACCACATCTTTATTAACATTCCATTCAAAGCGGTCACAAATTTTTTCAACGGTGAACGTCCAAAAATCCTTCAACTTGTCAAATGACGAGACCACAGAAGTCACACCACGTTGATAGTTAAATATTTTACGAGTAAAATCTTCAAAATCCTTGGTGGTAGGATGACACCGAACTGAACCGACAAACAGAGCCGTGAACAATGCGGCCAACAAAGCCCCGAGATTATCAGGGTTTGTCATTGCATCGACAACAGGATTACCAAAAGCTTGTAATTCAACCACCTCATTACGAACATAATTAGCTTTAAGATAATTATAAAAACTCACCCCATTCTCAAGGACGAAGTCCTGGATAAGAGGCATCAATTCGAAATAATGTAACAAGAAAGAAGTCAACAAGACGACCAAAGCAGGTGCTAAGCCCCAATTGCGAGCCATTACAGTAAAAGCTATAATTACAAGAACGCCAATCATTATATTCTTAACATAACTAGCGGAATGAACACTATCCTCTATAACTTGTTTGACTTGATTAGTAGTATTCGAAAGCATTTCAATAATTTGGTTAGCCTGATTATTAATAGTCATAAAAGCAGTGTGTACAAATTCTTTGTTTGGAATTTTATCAACAAAAGAGTTAAAATCTTTAGTGAAAGTGGAAATATTATGTGGTATATTTAGAAAGTCACCAAAACCCTGATTAGGCACAAAATCAATAGCCTTCCACAAATCACGTAGGCTTAAAGTTCTGTACTTAGACAAGGTGGCAGGCCCAGGGTTAATTTCAACACATTCACGTGTCAAATCACGAACCCAGCCTTTATTTGACACAAAAAATTCGTAACCAAAATTAGGATTGGAGCTATAACGCTCTTGCAAACTCGGATACACATCTTTCCAATTGCGTTCGCCAAACAACCGCACACAAAAAACCCTCTTGAATTGCTCATAGCAAACTCGCACAGGACCCTTGTGAACGGTGCCTGGTTTGCCAAAACAATAATCAACCAACACGGCCCACGTATTGGGTGGCATAATTAAATTACATCCACCATCTTTTTGAGAATACAAACAAAAAGAGGTAGGCCAATCAACTTGCAAATGTTCACAAGAAAAAACAACGGGGGAAGTTCTCCGTTCAAATATATGTTTATTTGTAGTCATTTTGTGTTTAATTGTGTTAATTTGTAAAGTTAAAGTTTTCTTGACACTTAGAGCACTGTTATTTTCCAAGCAAGTCAAAAGTTATTCTCATGAGATACTTCTGTTACCGCGCCACGGGAGACCAGCAAATATTTCAAAACGTATTCTGTATATATTTAAGGTTCGCGAGAAATTGTCAAATTCTTCGTGAAGAATATTCTGGAAAACTTTATA